CATCTTTATTGATTGCTTTCTGTATCATCTGAAAATATGGATTATTACAAGTCAAGAAGTGTGACTCTTCTTCATTATACTTATCTACAAAAGATACTCGAACATTTAATTTTTTACCTAAATCTTCGTAGTGATAAGGTTGTATAATATCTTCTTCTTTAAGCCCAAGAAGATGGTAACAAAAAGCATGAAGAGTTTGGAAGTATGGTACTTCTTTATCTGATACACCTATTCTTTTTCTTGCTTCAGCAGCTGCCTTTTTGGTAAAAGCAAAGTATCCTATTTTATGTAGTGGTGTGCCAGTCCTAACATAAGCTTTGACTCTTCTAATTAAACGAAAAGTTTTACCTGTACCAGGTGGTCCGTATATTTTAATTGTGTTTTTTTCCATCGACCTGTTGAAATGTATCTATTAATTTTCCTTTCCAGCCATAAGTTCCATGGTGCGTTGTCTCTCCATCAACAACACCATAAAAATCAAAACCAGCTTTTCTAATCATATTACAAAAGTTAGTATCTTCACCCCACCATTTACCATTCTTATCAAACGTGGTGTCCCAAAAATTATAGAAGTAATTATTTGCTGTGTCAGATATTATTTCCTTTTGTGTAATTTTTAAATTTGGATGATCTTCCATTAATTTTTCATAAACTCTTCTATGTATTAAAGTAAGTCCAGCCGGTCCTATTTTTAATTTAACCAATCCTTTTTTATCAATATCTATATTATTAAAGTCTTCAAAAGCTACAGAAAATCTAACTGCATTATCCTGAGTTTTTTTTCTATACGGCACGCATATTGCATCCTTTTCGGCTATAATCATTCTTCCTATAATATCTGGTTCAAATTCCATATCGGAATCCACAAACAATTGATAGTCCATACCTGTCTCTAAAAACATTGCAGTCAATACATTTCTACCATATCCCACATAGGGACTTTTAAATGTTTGAACAGTTGATTTTATTTTAGCCATTGTAAATCTATCCATTAATTTAATTAATGATAAGCAAGTAGATACTTGCATTAAATCATAGGTTGGCATTGATATGCAAACCTGAGGTGGTTGTTTAGGTTTATTCATACTATATTCTCCTTATCTTCTAGTTGTATTTTTTCTTCCTGTACTTCTTCTTTTTGTAAGCCTTCTTTTGAAAGTCTTAGACATCTCAACGGAGAAAAAGGTTTATCAGCATCACCCTGTGGGAACCTTTTTTGATAATTAAATTCACCATTAAAATATTGTTTTATCATGGTAGCTGTTCTTGCCCTTTCTTTAGTCCAGTCTCCACGTTTAAGTTCATCATAAAATTTATCGTAAATAAAAAAATAATAATCGTCATCTGCCAGGACAGCGCCTGTTTGAAAAGCTGCAAAGGTAGTAGCTTGTGGTCCATTAACAAATTCTACTAATTCTTTTTTCAACATATCAACTGGGTTAGTTCCAGCCGGCGGTTTTATTGTTTCCATGTTTGCCCATAACGTATCTAATATAACTTGGTATTCGTTTTGTTTTAATATTGGTGGGAAGATAGGTGTTTGCTCTGCTATGAGAGCACGCATCTCTTTCATCTCTGCTATTTTTTTAATATGCTTTGCATGTATCTGAACTACTTTACCGTCAGCTAAATCTATGTTTATAAAAAATTCTGGATCAGGTTTGTAGTCCATCTTAATAAGTCCAGATACTTGAGGCCATGTTGTACTACGGTGACTACCAATACCAAACTTTCTTTTCAAACAAGTTCCCTTTGCACAATAAGAAGAGATAGGAAGATCACTACATTTAAAACCCTTAGTTTCATTCTTCCAATACTTAATTTTATCTTTTACTTTTTCATCACCCCATACTGTATCGTAAACAACATAGTTTCTTGCAGCTTCTAAAACTTTTTTATCCCAATCGTCTGGGTATTTTTTTTTAGCAAACACCATGTAGTTATATAAAAATCTATCTCTTTCATCTTTTAATTTGATTCCTGATGCCTGGATCTCTTTGCATATCATCTGTAAACAAGGTGGGCCATCATGAAACTCTTCTGGTCCACCAATTATGACTTCTGTAATTTTTTTATTTCCTATTTCTTTGAGAGACTTTTCTGTTTGTAGATTTAAATTTGCTACTTTTAAAAATTCTTCTAGATCCATCTTGCCTCCACTAGGTAAGATAGCTTTACGCTCTTTTCCTTTGTAATAAGGTAAATTTATAAAGCTACCAGATGTCTTTTCATTATTCTGGTTTACACCTAGTTTAGTTTGTTTAGGATATATTTCTGTGTTGTGTGGTAATCTAAATAAAAATAATAAATTAGATAAGAACTCTCTTATCAAAGTGGCTGGTACTTTTTCTTTTGTAAATACATATATGTGAAGTCCACCGCTCTTAGACTCTATTGGAATAACAGGTAGATTTTTTTCTTGTATTATATCTAAGTATTTTTTTAATTTAAAATCCTTATAATTTTTTGGATCTACATCTATTGCACCAAAACTTGCTTTAGCATCATCATCACAGGGTTGAATACCTATGGATCTTTTACCACTAAGATGATCTAAATAATCTTGTGTAGTTATGGTTCGTTTAGACCAACCATAATCACCAGGGTCAAATTTTAATTTACCAGACTCAGGGTCAATGTAACCATTTTCTACATTACAGAATCCATAATCTCTTTGTAACCCACTAAAATATTTTTCAAACTCTTTCATAATAATTAAGGGCGGCTAAACTCTCGCTTCACCGCCCTCTCACTAGCCAAGTGTACTCATCAAAGTACTCGGTTATACGATGTCTGCTTTTTGTTTAGCTGCTTCATACTGCGGTTTTACTGTGCCTTTAGATACAGTCTTTTGAAGTTGTTGTGCAACTTCATATATTGCAGCATCATCAGTGTCACCTACATCAAGATTTCTAACTCTTGATGGTTTGTAGACATGCCAGCTTTTACTACCTGCATTTTTTCCAACAGTTTTTAAATTGTAAACCGCTGAATATGCAGCTGGATTAAAAGAACCTTCACTATCTGTGAATCTTAAATTCTTAATCAGATTGTTAAGTTCTCTAGCTGGTGTAAGATTTGAAGATCTCATTGCGATGATACATGGTTTTAATTCTTTTTCCACGATTGCTAACGCATAGAAGTATGCAGTCTTTTCAACATAGTTACCATTAGATAATCTATATCTTCCATTCCTCTCTTCTGTTGCATCTTCTGGAACATCTAAGTGAGTTCCAACTGGTGCTGCTGCGCTATCACCACGTTCCTGCCATTCTGGATATCTTGTTTGTGAGTGTGCCACTACAACATTCAATCCTTCATTGCCATCGATAAGACTTTTACCGATACCAGGCCCAAATATCATACCTGGTTTTGCACCTTCGACGTATTTAGGATCTCTCTCATTACATTCTGGTGAAAGTTGATGAAGAATTTTTAATATCGGTGTTGATACATCATCCGATTTAATCTCTTCAGTTCCTCTTCCAGAGTCTGCTCTGAGGTTAATAGTTGCAAGTTGTCCTGCACTATTTTTTTTAACTACTTCTTTTTGCATATTTCCTCCTTAGTAAGTTATTAGTTTAGTAGTTTAATTTTTGGTTTTTATTTCCGTTTGATTTCCTTCAAACGTTGTGAACAACTCTGCAGGAATACTACCACCCCGCTGGTGATAATCCCGCAAAGTCGTTCTAAGGGTTCCGGCATGAACTGCAATTTTCCGATCGGGTTCATAACCTTGTCCTCGTGCAAGTGAAGCATATTGCTCCGCCTTGTTATCTTCGTTCAGACCAAATTTAACTGTGATTTCATTTTTCACAATCGCTCCCAGTCCGTTGTTTCGAAGCCAGTCATGTGCCTCATTTTTCTTTGCAGAAATTATTGAGACACCAAATATATCTTTTACATTTATTTCAGAGCCATCTTTTAATTTTAAAGTTTTTAAATTTAGCTGACTCATCAAATCTGGTATGATTATATTTGAATAATATTTTTCTCTATCTTTTAATTCTTTCAATTTATTTTCTTGATTAATTACTTCTTGTTTGATTTCTTGAAGTGTATTTATCTCGTTTGATAATTCGTCAGGGTTGACGCTTGTCACCTGATTAGGTGCATCTTTTCTTAGATCTATTGTCATAGCTTTCTCCATATATATTTAATAGTTTAATAAAAAAATTTTTATTGCCCTATCTATATAGAGATTGGAAAAGGGTGTGTCAACTTATTTTTGAAAAATATTTATTTCAATTGGATAATATGTTTTCTCTTGACGATCCCACTTTAATAATTTGTACTTACCATTAGTTGTATCTGCAACTATTGAACATACTACACCTATTATTGCAGGGTCACCAGATAGTAAAAGATAATCATCTTCTGTATAGTTTTTTAGAAGAGTTCTAATTTTCATAACCAAAGGCCCTGGTGAATGTATCATTTGAGAAAACTCTGGTAATAAAGTTACTATATCACCATATTTTTGTGCACCTACGATATTATATTTAGGCTCACCTCTTGAGGATCCTGGTATTTCTTGAATTAAATATACTTTGCTCATTGACTTTTTATCTTTCAACTAATATATAACAATTAGAAAGCAAAAGTAAACATGAATTACAAATTTAAAACGAAGCCATATGCGCATCAATTAAAAGCTTTGGAACGTTCTTGGGATAAAGAATACTTTGCCTATTTTATGGAAATGGGTACAGGTAAATCAAAGGTTTTAATAGACAATGTGTCTATGCTTTACGACAAAGGTGAGATAAATGGGCTTCTCTTAATTGCCCCAAAAGGTGTTTATAAGAACTGGTATAAGGGTGAGATACCTCAGCACATGCCTGATCATATTGAAAAAAAGGTAGTGTTGTGGGAGACATCTAACTCTAGTCCAGCTCAGATAAAAAAGTTAAATACTCTTTTTGAAACAGGCACAGATCTTCATATTATAGTTATGAATGTGGAAGCTTTTTCTTATCCAAAAGCCACTGAGTTTGCTAGACGTTTTTTAAACTCACACAAAACTATGATGGCAATTGATGAGTCTACAACTATAAAAACTCCAACCGCTAATAGAACTAAAAATATTATATCTCTAAAAAATTTAGCTAAATACAGGAGGATACTTACAGGTTCTCCTATTACAAATTCACCATTAGATTTATTTAGTCAAGCTGTTTTCTTAGATAATTATATATTAGGTTTTGATTCTTATTGGGCCTTTCGTGCACATTATTGTATTATGAAAACTATGAACTTAGGTTCAAGAACTGTGACAGTTCCCATTGGTCCTAACAAAAGAACAATACCAGAATTAGAAGAGAAGATAAAATCTTTTAGTGAAAGAGTTTTAAAAGACGATTGCTTAGATCTTCCTAAAACTACTTATGTAACTAGATCAATAGAACTCACAGGTGTTCAAAGAAAATTATATAATGAGATGAGAAAGTATGCGATCTCAGAACTAGAAGGTAAGGTTTGTTCTACATCCACTGTTATGGTTCAGTTGTTAAGACTTCATCAAATATCTTGTGGTTACCACGCAACAGATGATGGTAAGTCTCAACAATTGCCTTGTAATAGATTAACAGAACTAATGGATATTATTTGGGAACTATCTGGTAAGGCGGTCATATGGTCTTTTTATCAAAAAGATGTGCAAAGAATTATAGAAGAAATTAAAAAAACACATGGGGAAGATTCTGTAGTTGATTATTATGGGTTGACCCCTCAAGATGAAAGACAAGAAAATATTAAAAGATTTCAAGAAGATCCAAAGTGTAGATTTTTTGTAGGGACTACACAAACCGGAGGATACGGTATTACCCTTACGGCTGCTAGCACAATGATTTATTATTCTAATGGGTACGACTTAGAAAAAAGATTACAATCGGAAGCCAGAATAGATCGTATTGGTCAAACTAAACCAATGACTTACATTGATCTTGTAGCGGAGGATACGATAGATATTAAAGTTCAAAAAGCTCTACGTGCTAAAATGAATATTGCGAGTGATGTTATGGGCGAAGAACTTAAAGAATGGATTTAAAAAAACCAGGCTTTATCTAATACCTTTTCCAATAGCAGAAGTGATACTGCCCCAACAGTACCCAATAACACCCAATAGATCTTGTCTATCTTACCGCCCAAATCGTG